TGTAGAGCCTGCGGTTCATCCGGGAACGCTCGACGGCCCCGTTGGAGCCTTCGACGGTCTCCCAGTCGTCGCCTTCCTTCTCGATGGTGACGTCGCCGTTGAAGTCGGTGAGCGAAATCCCGTTGAGCGAGATGTTCACCTTGGCGTGATCGTAAGTTCCGAGCATCGACATTCTTCTGCCTCCCTAGAGCGTGACCGTGAGGGTCACCTGGTTCACTGTGTGGATGGAATTCATTCGGGAGTACTTTCCCGAAACGAGCGGAAGGTTGCGCTTGCGAACGTCTTCCGCGCGATTGGCCTTGAGGTAGGAATAGGACCTGTATTCGACGGAGGCGGAATCCTCCATGACGTACTGGTGGTCCGTGTCGGCGGCGAGGGCCAGCACGTTGGAGACAGCGGCCGCGACGGACGCGATTCCGGCGTCGTCGTAGTTCACGCCGTGACCGTCGTTCGCCTCGCCCAGGAGCGCGAAGATCCTCGACTGCACGTTGAAGCGGATCCAGTCGTCCTTGACCACCTGGTCGATGAAAGTCTCGGCGTCGCCGGTCGTCCCCATGAACAGGCGGGCCTCCCCCGCCACCTTCGCGTAGACGTTCAGGCCGTCGTCGATGGCCGCCTTGTAGGACTCGGCGGTATAGCCGTCGGCGGTCACGCCGGAGCATGTCCTGTGGGCGAACGTCCCGCGCGCGGAATCCGCCGCGCAGCGGAGCGCGACGATGGCGACCGGGAGGTATTCGCCTTCCGTTCCGTGCACGTAGACGGCAATTCTGCCGTTTCCGTGCTTGCCGTAGCCGGAACCGTCGGATACCTGGACGTGGAGCGCCTTCTTCGCGTCGGCGAGCCATTCCTGCCACTCGGCGAGGTCTTCCTTCGCTATTCCGTTCGCGACGACATGGTAGAAGTCGAGCGAGCCCGCGGCCGTCTTGGCGGCGGCTAGCGCGTCGTCGCCTGCCGGGACGCAGACGACGGACGACGGCTGCGAATCCTGCGCGAAGAACGCCTTCGCCATCTTGGCGAGCTCGGAATCCGTGCCGAACTCCCTTTCCGCGCCCTCGACGGAGGAGACCTCCGCCGCGGCCGTCCCGGAAGAGGACGCGCCGACGAGCGCGACCGTGTTCACGTCGGTCGTCGAGACGCCGGAAACGGCGTCCTGTATCGAAATCTTGACAATCTGGTCGATGATCTGTGCCATTGTCATTCTCCTTTTAGGTTGATTGGTTCGACGCTCCCGATAGCCGGGACGTCCGTCGAAATCTCGTCGGCGAAGTTCGCCGTGAAAGTGAACCGCCACTGCCTCACGCAGAACTCGCCGTCGAACGTGTCGACCGCGACGATTTGCGCCAGTTCCCAGACGGCAAGCGTTTCCGCCGTGGCGTCCCGGAACTCCCGGGTCTGCATGAGGTTCCGTACCTTGCGGAGGTTCTCCCCGTCGCCCTCGACCTCGGTCATCGCGACAGTCGCCACCTGCTGGAAGGCGAAGGTCGCCCCATCGCCCGGCGGCGGCTCCATCATCGATCCGCTCTGCTCCACGCCCTCGAGGCGGACGGCGATGTATGTACCGACCGGCGCCGCGGAGTTCGCCGGAGCCTTGACGAACGGGCAGGCCGCGAACTCGTCAATGCCGTTGAAATACGAGCATACCGCGGAAAGGAGGCCGTCGACGGTCATTTCAGAGCCTCCGGCACCTGCGACGGCGGAACCAGGCAGGCGACATACTTCCAGTGGGAAACGAGCCCGTTCCGGTTCGGAAGCTCGTCCACGAGCTCGTAGAGCGCGCCGCCGAGCCTGACGTAGCCACGGCCCGAGCTTTCGCCCTCGCGACGGAACGCGAGCCGCTCCGACGAGTACACCTTGGCCGTCCCCGTGTTGCGGGAGGCCGCCACGGCGGGGACCGTCTCCATGCCGGACATCGGCTGCACCGTCCCGCGTACCGACCGTACCGAGAACGTCCCCGGGACATAGGAACCGTCCGGGGCGTAGGAGGGGGCGGATTCCGTCACCGCCTCAAACGAACGGCAGAGCAGGGTAGCCACCGCAGCCTCCGCAAGTCTTCGCTCCGCCGGTAAGGCCCGGCTTCGGCCTGTACTGCCGGAGCAGCGACAGGTATTCCTGCCCGTACGCGGTCGAGGAGAAATCCCCGTCGGACGCGCTTCCGGACGCGCCGTACGAGACGGACAGGTCGCCCTCCCTCACGGAGGACACCGGACCCGCCGCCCCTTCGCTTCCCCTCGATTCCAGCGCGGCGCGGTGCGAGACTAGCAGCGAGAGCGCGTACACGTAGGCCTTGCCGAAGACGGCGCGGCTCGCGCGGAACGACGCCATCCTGATCCACGAATCGAGACGGGAACTGCCCGCCGTTTCCGGAAGGAGGTAGCCCACGAGTTCCTCGCGCTCGCTGTCGGTCAGTCCCTGCACGGCTAGCCCCTTTCCCGTTCCGCCGCGCGGGCGGCGCGGACTTCGGCGTCGAACTCGTCGAGACGGGACTTCCGTTCCGCCGCGGCCTTGCGGACGCGAGCCGTCCCCTTCGTCTCCGAAAGGATGGAATCCACCGCCTTCTGCGTGTTCGCCTTGCGGAGCGCCTCCACCGCCTGGCTCTCCGTCGGCCTTTCCGTGACGGAAAGATCGCCGCTCTCCACCATGTCGGCGAGCAGCGGGTAGCGTCCCGTGTCGAGACTGGCGACAGTGTTGCTTCCGGGAAGCAGGACGTCGTCCCCGGCTATCACCGCGTGGCGGGTGTTGTTGATGACTATCATTTGCGTTTTCTCCGGCAAAGAAAAATCCGGCACGCGCCCGCCCTTTCGGACGGACGCCTCACCGGAGAGTGAAACTACACGCCGTCCGCGTAGACGACGCCCTTGATGTTCTTGATGACTGTCCCGCCGATGCGAGCGTAGCAGGGCACCTTGTAGTGCAGGGCGCATTCCTGCGCCTCCTTCTGGCGGAACGGGACCGGGAGCACGTAGGCGACGACGTTCGGCGCCTTGCGGTACAGGACCGCGCGCGTCTTGCCCGAAGCGCCCGCCGTGTCGAGCTTCGCCGACTCGTACCAGTTCGCGATCCCCTGGGCCGCGAACACGGCCTTCAGGTGCTCGAGAATCGTCCGGCTGTCGGTCGCGCCGACGCGGGTCGTCGAGACGTGCGCGAACGCCGCGTGCGGGAGGATCAGCGTGTCCCCCTTCACCGTGTTCTTCGACCCCTTGTAGATGGCGTCCACCATCGCCTGGACGTCCTTGACGATCTCGTCCACCGTCTTGCCGCTCCAGGCGGTCCCGGAGGACGCGCCGGCCTCGATGGTCGCCACGCTCACGTTCGAGTTGTTGAAGAGGCCCTCGACGCTCACCGACTTGTCGCCGAGAAGGAGAACCTCGTCCACCTTCTCGTCGATCTTGCGGCGCGCGGTCTCGGCGTCGTCGCGAGAGACGTCCACGCCCGCGGCGAGCCACGTCATGAGTTCCGCCTCGCTGTAGCCGTAGCTGTCGGCGATAGTGCGGATGAGCACCGTGCGAAGTTCCAGCGCGCGGCTTACCGGAGGGAGGTCCTCCGCGTAGTCGGAGATGAACTTCGCGACGCCGAACTCCGAGAGGACCTTGTAGGTCCAGGAACCGGCCCACTGGCCGACGCCGCCCTGCGCCGGGATGAACTTCGTCGCGTCGAGCGCCTCGCGCTCTAGACCGTAGGTTTCGGTCGCTATCTGGTTGAACAGGCTCTTCAGCCTGACGATTTCAGAATCCTTGAATGACATGCCTTGTTCCTCCTTATGCGATTTCGAGTTCGGCAAGTTCGCCGTCCGACGCGTTGGACTTGAAGACGCCGCCGCTGATGGCGGTCACCGTCGCATTCTCCGCGGTCGCCGACGACGTCGGGAGGCCCGAGGCGTCGTCGATGTTCGCGGGCTGGCCGGCGAGAACCTCGCCCTTCACCTTGACCCACACGCGGCCCTTCTTCACGACGTTCACCGCGTCGCCCTCGTCGTAGCCGTCGCTGATGGTCGTCCGCTGGCATACGCCGAGCAGGATGCCGTCGCTTGCCGGCTTCGTCGCGTAGACCTTGCCCGGCTCGCCCTTCTTGCCCCAGAGGGCGAAGCCGCCCTCCGAGTCCACGCTTTCCTGAATGATCCCGGTCTCTACCGAGTGGTTCACGAACGGGAACAGGAGTCCCGGGCGTCCCAGTGTAGTGTTGTCGGCCATGTACTAGCCCTCCTTCTTCTTTCCGTTGATTCCTTCGCACATCTTGCGATACGCGGCTTCCGGGTCCATGCCCGCTCCGTCGCCGACGCGCGACCAGTCCGGAGCGAGGCCGGACTTCGGCGCGGACGGCTTCGCGTCCTTCGCCCTTTCGAGCGAGACGACCGCCGCGTCATACATGGCGGCGACGTAGTCGGCGCTCTTCCCTTCCAGGTCCAGGTCCCCGAACGCCTTGCCGATGACCGCCCTGCGGATGGATTCCGAGGAATCCTGCGCCTTGCAGTCGCAGCCGAGCGAGCGCGCCCTTTCCACGAGGGCGATCTTCTCGTCCGCGAGGCGCGCGATCTCCGCGTCGGAGACCTGCGCCTCCTTGAGCTTCTTGTTCTCGGCGATAGCCGCGTCCCGTTCCGCGGTCGCGCGGTCCAGTTCCGGCTTCGCCTTGGCGATTTCGTCCTTCGCGTCCTTCAGCTCCTTCTCGAGCGTCTGGACGCGCGCGACCACCGCCTCGTCGGCCTGGCACTGCACGCCGTCGATGAGCATTGTCTTCATGTTGTCTCCTTCCGGCATACTGCCGGCTTTCCTGTCGTTGAAAAAGTTCTCCCCCAGGGCACAGTCCCCGACCCTGAATTTCACGCCGTCGCCCGCGCGACCGGCCTTCACCAGGGCCAGATGGTTGTAGCGGATGCGCGACATCACCTCGTCGTAGGCGCTGCCCCGCCAGTTCCCCGGGTCGGTCGAAAGCTCCGACCCGTAGCCGCAGGAGAGAGCGGCCACCTCGCCGTTCTCTATCGCCGCTATCGCGTCCCGGTCGGTCACCGTCACCGTGACGGAGACGTAGGAGCCGTCCCATTCCGCGTCCGTCCCCGTGAACCCCACCTGCAGCCTCTTCGCGTTGTCCGGGGTCACGTCCTCGTCCGGGTGACGGAGCGTCACCGGCTTCGAGCAGAGCGAGCGGACCGATTCCGCGTCCCCGACCTCGGAGTCCGGGCGCAGGCGGTTCACAACCCGGCCCCCCTCCACGAGGTACGGAAACACGCCAGAGCAGGTCGCGCGGACGCGACCCGTCAGGTACCCCTCCGGCGTCCTGGCAAGCGCCTGCACCGGAAATTCAGAATAGTCCCTAGTCTTGGCTTTCATCCCAGCAAATATACGACCCGGGACGCTCTTGGGGAAGCTTCGCCAAAATACGGGCAAAAAAGCCTAAAAAGGCGGAAAGTCAGCCTAGCCTATGCCGTTCACGGCGTCCTTCAGGTCGCTCCGCAGCACGTGCGCGTAGTGGTCGAACAGGGTGTCGATCGACGAGTGCCGCATCAGCTCCTGGACCGCGCGCGGGTTGGTGCCGTTGCGCAGGAGTTCCGACGCGAAAGAATGGCGGAGCCTGTGGTGCGACACGTGCCCGCCTGGAATCCCGGCGGCCTCCACCGCCCTCTGAAGGTATTTCATCGCCTTGTCGCTCCGCATCGGTACGGCCTCTTTCGGGACGACAAGCCCTTCCGTCCTTCCGCAGATCGAGGCTTCGAGAAGCGGGCGGAGTACGGAAGAGACGGGAAGCTCGGCCGTCTTCCCTCCCTTCCCTTCGACGACGGTCAGCGTGTCCCCGTCCAGGTCGCCAATCTTCAGGTTCCTCGCCTCGCTCCAGCGCAGCCCCGCATACGCCATAAGCCCCCAGAGCGCACGGACTCCGTCGTTGGGGGCGTTCGACAGGATGGCCCGGATCTGCTCCCACGTCCAGAACTCGACACGGGTCTTCCTTACCTTCGGGGTTTTCGTCCCCCTGAAAACATCGCGCCCGGGGAGATTGTACGCGTCGATCGCCCACGAGACGCAGTTCTTGGCGAGCTTGAGTATTTCCCTCGCCGTCTTCGGGGCGACCCGACCCGATACGCATTCCGCGAACCGCTCCGCCTGGAGAGGGGTCAGGTCGGAATAGCGCTCTATCCTGCGCTCCGAGCAGAACCTCGCGAAATGGGCGATCCGAAACCTGTAGGCGACGAAGGTCGGCGAATACGTACCGTGTTCCGACCGCATCTTCTCCAGCCACCCGGAAACGATTTCGTCCATCCGGGCGTCACCGGTCCCGGGAAGATCCGGCAGGAACCTTCGCGCGTTCATCCTGTCCAGGAAAGCCTGCGCCTCCTTCTTCCGGTCCGTCCCCAGACTCCGGTAAGTGGTCTTTCCGTTCTCGCATGTCCTCAGGTACCAGGTCTGGTCGCCCCGGTACTTCGCCCGCTGGACTATCGTGTAGGTCGGCATCTTTCCCATGGATTCCTCCGCAACTGTTGCACGTTTGTTGCACGAGAAAGATAAAACTTTACGGGTTTTCGTGTATTGAAATGTCCCTAGATTTACCCAAAACGAGAAATCCCGGAGTGGATTTTTTGCGACAAGATTCCCCGAAATTCGTCCAAAAAGGCAAAAACCCCGCCAAATTCTCGAAATTCGGCGGGGTTCGTGGGACCTCCCGGACTTGAACCGGGAACCAGCGGGTTATGAGTCCGCGGATTTACTTCTAGTCCCTGTTTACTAGGCTTTTCTCCATTCGGTGGCACGTTTTGTTGCACGGACAGTGTTCCCGCCAGACACTGACCGTGAACGGTCCTCTTTCCGGCAGGCGCTTCCGCCCACGCGGACGCCGCTGCGATCGAAGACCGCCATCTGGAAATACGGGAGGTTCAGCATCCGAGTCCACTCGCGATTGTCGCCGGGCGTTTTCCGTTCGCTTCCCTGAGTCGCGCGTTCTCCTCCCTGAGGCGCTTCAGCTCGTCGGTCATGTCCTCCCATTCCGAGAGGGGGATCGTGACGAAGTAGGGCTCGTGGCGGACGGGGTAGCCTCCTCCGCCGATGAA